GTCTCAAATCCAAAACTGAAAGGCAAAAAAGCAAAAGGTGATGGCAAATCTGGTGGTAAAGACGAACAGATGGTCAAGGAAGATACTGAGCGTCACGCCGATGTTAAGATGATTAAAGTAAAAACTCCTGAAGGTAAAGTTGTTTGGCGTAGGCAGCGAGCCGAAACCGAAGTCAGTAAAAGGAGTGACTAATGATTGTCAAGCCTAAATCAGTAGAGATTGCATTATCGACAGCAAATACTGTAAGCGATGCTACTTGTGTACGAATCTATAACGATTCAGGTGCAGATGTTTTGATTACTAATACAACATCTGGTTTTGGATTTACTTTACCAAATGGTGCAATTACTTTTGTACAAAAAGCGGCTGACGAAACTTTGACATCATCAGGCGCAGTAAAAGCAACAAGCGTAGCCTTCAATATCTCGTAAGGACAAGACATGAAACTTATTACAGAAATCACCGAATCAGTAAAAGTATTGACAGAAGAGAATGCTGACGGCAAAAAGAGTCTGTTCATCGAAGGTATTTTTTTGCAAGGCAATATTCCAAATCGTAACGGCCGTCGCTATGATGCTGACATCCTCGAGAAGGAAGTTAGTCGTTATGTAAACGAAAACGTATCTAAAGGTCGAGCATACGGTGAGCTCGGTCATCCTGACGGTCCTTCTATTAATCTTGACCGCGTATCTCATATTATTACCAGTCTAGTTCGCGAAGGCGATAACTTTATTGGTAAAGCCAAAATTTCTTCTACACCGATGGGTAAAATCGTCGAAGGTCTTCTTTCAGACGGTGCACAACTTGGTGTATCATCAAGGGGAATGGGTTCCCTGAAAGAAGGAAAAGACGGTGTGATGGAAGTACAAGAAGACTTCTACTTGGCAACTGCCGCTGACATCGTCGCTGATCCATCCGCCCCTGACGCTTTCGTAAATGGAATTATGGAAGGTGTCGAATGGGTGTGGGATCAGGGTAAAGCTGTAGCAATGCGAGTAGAAGAGATCGAGCGTGAAGCTCAAAAAGCGGTTCGCAACAAGAAATTGAGCGAGCAAGCAAAGCTGCACATGTTTGAAAAATTTCTCAACGAGATTTCAAAAGTTTAATTTATATAAATACTAAAACTAGTAAAATAATCTAGGAGATATATCTAATGTCTGAAGAAAATCAAATCGAAGTTGAAGAGGCAGTAGATGTAGTTGAGCAAGAGGAATCTCTTGAAGAAGCTTCATCTGGTGCGGCTGAAACTTTAAAGCCTTCAGCAACCAAAACTCAGATGCTTGGTGATCTGATGTCTAAAGTTGCTGGCATGACTAAGCAGGATCTTTCTGCTTTCCTCGATAAGACTCTTGCCCAAGTTGGTAAAGAGGCTGATTCGGTTCCCGATACTTCTGGCAAAAATGCTGCATCAGTAAGCCATAGCGGAGCAGGTGTACCTTCTCCTCGTGTTGCTGTTCCTGCAAAAGCCATGAAGGAAGATATGGATGAACTTCTTGCTGATCAAGAAGATTTGTCAGAAGACTTCAAAGCAAAAGCTTCTACTCTTTTCGAAGCAGCAGTTCAGAATCGTGTGATTCTTGAAGTTGCTCGTCTCGAAGAAGAGTTTGAAACTCAGCTTGAAGAAAAAATTACAGAGTCAGTTGATGAACTGCACACTCAAGTAGAACAGTATATGGACTACGTTGTTGAGCAGTGGATGGCTGAGAACGAAGTTGCTATTGAGAATAACTTCCGAGTTCAAGCTACCGAGTCGTTCATCGATGGCCTCAAGAATCTTTTTGCAGAGAACTACGTAGAAGTTCCCGAAGAAAAGGTCGACCTCATCGACGAACTGCAAAGTGCAGTCGCTGAGCTCGAAGAGTCATTGGAATCAGTACAGGCCGAAAACCTGAAGCTGAATGCTATGATTAATGAAGCAAGCGTTGAAGCTGCCTTCGAAGAGGTATCTGAAGATCTAGTCGAAACGCAAGTTGAAAAGCTTCGCTCATTGGCCGAAGGCATCGAGTATGCTAACGCCGAAGAGTATGCAGAAAAACTGAAGATCATTAAGGAACAGTATTTCACTGAGTCTAAGCAAGAAAACGAAGGGCATACTGGTCTAATTGATGAAGAAGTTTCTGTTGGTTCTAATGATGAGTCTGAAGAGGGACAACAAGTTATTCCCGAAGAGATGAAGCATTACTTCCAAGCAATTTCTAGAACTCATAGAAGTTAACTTTTTTATAAATAGATAAGTATATCCAAAATAATAAACAGGAGTAACACTAACATGAATTTAAATGAACAAATTCGAAACAAGTGGGCACCAGTGATCTCTCACCCTGATCTTCCTGAAATCACTGATTCCCACAAGAAAATGGTTACCGCCATGGTCCTCGAGAACACCGAGCGTGCTCTTCGTGAGGCAGCTGCACAAGGCGCTAGCCAACAGCTTCTTTCAGAAGCACCTTCAAACGCTGTAGGCGCTGGTATGGGTTCTTCACCTAATGGTGAATTCGCTGGTTTTGATCCTATCCTCATCAGCCTTGTTCGTCGTACTTTGCCGAACCTGATGGCTTATGATGTTTGTGGCGTTCAGCCTATGACTGGACCGACTGGTTTGATCTTCGCTCTTAGCGCTCAGTACGCTCCGGATGGTGCTAACACCACTCCTCGTACCGAAGCTATGTACGACGAAGCCGACACCGACTTCTCTGGTACTGGTTCACACACTGGCAACTCTCAGTCAGGTGGTAAGGGTACTGGTATGGCTACTTCCGCTGCTGAATCACTTGGCGAAGCCGGTGGTACTGCATTCGGTGAGATGGCGATGAAGATCGACAAAGTCACTGTAACTGCTAAGTCACGTGCGCTGAAGGCGGATTACTCGCTTGAACTCGCTCAGGACTTGAAAGCAGTACACGGTCTTGACGCTGAAGCTGAACTCAGCAACATTCTTGCCGCTGAGATTCTGGCTGAAATCAACCGCGAAGTAATTCGTACGATCAACACTGCGGCTGTTGCTGGTTCGCAAGGCACTGTTACTACTAACGGTACTTTCGACCTTGACACTGACGCTTCAGGTCGTTGGTCAGTTGAGAAGTTCAAGGGCCTCATGTTCCACATCGAGCGCGAAGCTAACAAAGTAGCTAAGGACACTCGACGTGGTAAGGCTAACCTGATCATCTGTTCTTCTGACGTTGCATCTGCACTTCAGATGGCTGGTGTTCTGGATTACACGCCTGCTCTGAACAGCAACTCTTTGGCAATCGACGACACTGGTAACACCTTCGCTGGTGTACTGAACGGTCGGTATCGCGTATACATCGATCCTTACGCAACCACTAACTACATGAACATAGGCTATAAGGGTGCAGGCGCATTTGACGCTGGCATCTTCTATTGCCCCTATGTTCCTCTGCAGATGGTACGTGCGGTCGATCAGGATACCTTCCAGCCGAAGATTGGTTTCAAGACTCGCTACGGTCTGGTCGAGAACCCCTTCGCTCACTCAGTACAAGGTACTCCTGCTGTATCCGACGGTGTTATTACTTCTGGCACCAACGCATACTATCGTATGTCTACGGTCAGCAACCTGTTGTAATAAAAAGAATCCCGACAGGGACATTTTTGAGGACGGCTTCGGCCGTCCTTTTTTTTGTATATAAATAATAGAAAACATGGTATAATACCCGTATGACTATGAATCAAAATATGCTATCGCCAGTAGGCTTTAGTTTCCATATCAAAAAGTTACCAGAGTTGAATTCCTTTGTTCAAGCAGTTACTTTGCCTGGTGTAAATTTACCAATCTTTGAGCAACCTAACCCGTTTAAAGCTATTCCTCGTATAGGTGATCATTTACAATATGGCGAATTAACAGTCAACTTTAAGGTCAACGAGGATATGGGTAACTACATACAATTATATGATTGGTTGAAAGGTATCGGTTTTCCAGATTCGTTTACACAGTATGCAGAAGTTGCCGATGAAGGTAAACAACTTACCGGTGACGGTATAGAATCAGACGCATATCTTATGATTATGTCGTCTGCTATGAATCCTATCATGAAGATTGACTTCGAAGATGTTTTTCCTATTGCGTTAGGAGATATCAGTATGGATTCACGTGATACAAATATAGAATATATCGAAACAACAGCCACATTTAAATTTCTCAGATATACATTTACTCCCGTCTAATTTTGTAGTATAATTATTCTTTTGCGGGGTATATTATGACTCTTGATGAAATCTTTGACTTGTGGTCCGATGATACACAGATCGATCGTACTGAACTTGGTAATGCAGCTCTTGAATTGGCAAAGCTACATCATAAGTACTATCGTATCTTTTCTCAAGAAAGATTACTACACAAGAAACTCGAAGCTGACATGAAAACATTGAAGCTAGAGAAACTCGAATTCTACGTAGACGGACCAACAGAAGAACAAATTGAAAAAGGTTGGAAGTTACCACCGAAAGGCCGTATTCTTAAATCAGATGCTGGTCAATATGTCGACGCAGACTCTGACATCATCGCACTTAATCTCAAGCTTGCATATCAGCAAGAAAAACTAGAACTCCTAGCTGACATTATCAAAACAATTTCTAATCGTGGATTCCATATCAAGTCTGCGATTGAATGGGAGAGATTCAAAGTTGGCGGATAAGCTATACATCGAGAAGATCAATGAAGTCTATAACAAAGTAAAGACTGATGATCGTGGCATCGCGGAGGAGCTCTCAGCATACTTTACGTTTAAAGTACCAGGCTATCAATTCATGCCTGCGTATCGTAATAAATTTTGGGATGGTCAGATCCGTTTATATAATACATCTACACAGATGTTATATTCTGGCCTCAATAACTACGTGCAGATATTCGCCAAAGAACGCGGTTATGAAGTAGAATACGAATATGATAATAGTGCAGAGAATTGGTCTGTAGCTGAAGCGAATAAATTTATCGAAGAAGAAAAGTTTACGATGACTCCTCGTGATTATCAGATCGAAGCGTTTGTAGACGCGATACGATATAAGCGTGGACTCTTTATCTCACCTACAGCTTCTGGTAAGTCCTTCATCATCTATATGATAATGCGTAAGCTACTACGTCCTACGTTAATCGTTGTGCCTACGACTACACTGGTACATCAGATGTACTCAGATTTTCAAGAGTATGGATTCAACAGCGACAAATACTGTCATAAGATATTCAGCGGCAAAGACAAGAACACTGATAAACCAGTGGTCATTACTACGTGGCAGTCCATATACAAGTTACGTAAAGATTGGTTTAAGAAGTTTGACGTAGTGATTGGTGACGAAGCACACCTCTTCAAAGCTAAGTCACTAACATCTATCTTAGAAAAGATGGAAGATACAGAGTATCGCTTTGGTTTTACCGGTACTTTAGATGGTACACAGACACATAAACTTGTGCTCGAAGGTTTATTCGGTCCTGCGCAAAAAGTTATATCAACGAAGGAGCTAATGGACAGCGGTACATTGGCAGATTTCAAGATCAAGATACTTGCACTGAAATACCATGACGAGATCCGTAAGATCGTATCGAAGATGGATTATCAAGCTGAGATGGACTTTCTCGTATCACACGAAGGCCGAAATAAATTCATTAAGAACCTCGCACTTTCGTTAAATGGTAACACTCTTTTACTGTTTCAATATGTTGACAAACATGGTAGAATACTAGAAGAAATGATAAAAGAAGATGCAGGTGATCGTAAAGTATTCTTCATACACGGTGGTGTTAAAGGCGAAGAACGTGACGATATACGAGGTATTGTAGAACAAGAGAAAGACGCCATCATCGTTGCCTCATACGGCACGTTTTCAACA